CAGCTAGAACAGCTGAGGGCACAAGAATCCTCCGAGATGCAACAACAACATGAGCAATACTTGTCATCACAACGGGTAGAGTTAAAATCACTCGTACCTGAATGGGATGACGTAAAAGTAGCCGATACCGAAAAGAAATTAGTTCTTGAATGGGCAAGCACACAGGGCAGATTTACCAAAGAAGAGTTAGATAATGCCTACGATGCCAGAGCAGTAGCAGTGATGAGAAAAGCAATGCTATATGACAAAATTCAAGAAAAACGGAAAGGTCTCAAACCCATTCAACGCCAAAGCATGAGAGCAGGATCACAGTCTGAGGAGCCTAGTAAGATGAAAGCTGGAAAGGCATCACAGAGACTTAAAAAATCTGGCAGTGTCGAAGATGCTGCTGGGGTATTCTATAATATGATTCGTTCAAAATAAGGAGATAGCAATGGCTATAGTTACAGGAACTTACCAAACTTACACATCTATTGGTAGACGTGAAGATTTGAGTAATACAATTTATAATATTTCGCCCTCAGATGTGCCTTTTATGAGCATGATTGGAAGGTCGAAAGCCACAAATACTTTGGCAGAATGGCAAACGGACTCACTTTCGGCTGCCTCAAATAATGCACAGGTGGAAGGAGATTCCTATACTTTTGCAACAGTAGCACCAACTGTGAGACTTGGGAATTATACCCAAATCTCTACAAAGACGGTGGTTATTTCAGGTTCTCAGCAAGCATCTAACAATGCTGGTAGAGATTCAGAAATGAGTCTACAACTCGCTAAAAATTCCAAAAGCCTCAAGCGTGATATGGAAACTGCACTAACAGGCAAAGTAGCAAAAGCTGTTGGTAGTGCAAGTGCAGCCCGTACACTAGGTGGTTTGGAAACTTGGACATCAACAAACGTAAGTCGTGGTTCTGGTTCCCCAAGTGGTTCTGGTGCCGGAGCAGGTGCAGCTCCAGTTGATGCTGGCACGAAGCGAGCTTTCACAGAAACTATTCTGAAAGCAGTGATTCAATCCACTTACTCAAGTGGCGGAGACCCTTCCGTTTTAATGGTTGGCCCGTTTAATAAGGGTGTGGTCAGCGGATTTACAGGAAGAGCTTCAGCACGTCAAATGATTGGAGAATCAAAAATCCAAGCAGCAGCCGATTTGTATGCTTCTGATTTTGGAGATTTGAAAGTAATTCCAAATCGTTTCCAACGTGAACAATCTGCATTTGTTTTAGATCCTGAGTATTGGTCTGTAGCATATTTCAGAGACTTCAAACAGGAAGATGTGGCTAAAACTTCTGATGCAACTAAAAAGGCACTTTTAGTGGAATATTCACTGATTGCCAAAAATGAAGCAGCATCAGGAATCTGTGCAGATTTAACTGTTTCTTAATATGTCTGCAAGTAGAAAAACTCTGCTTGATTGGTCTCAGGGGAAGACGGAAGTCTTCTCTTGGGATCAACACGACAAGACCTTCACGATTGAATCGAAGGAGGACGTTGAGCCACTTATCAAGTTGGCAAAAAACATGTCTGATCTTGAGCCATCGAAAGAGGTACGTCATGCAGCAGTCATCCCAAAATTTGTTTTAGACGAAAGCCTGAGAAAAAAATGGACACCGAAAGATTGGAAGAAATGGGCGAACAACCCAGACAACAAAATGTTTCGGACGTGGCAGGGGAGACTTTAAAAGTTGCTATATTAATAGCTTCAACAACAAAAGCATATCCGAGTAAATTTGTTGAGTGTTTGGCAAACATGATTGCTTATTTCCAGAACTCCGATTTTAACGGGGAACACTCAATAAAAGTATTCACAACATTTGGGAGTGTGTTACCAGAAATTAGGCATCGTTTAATAGGAGATGCAATCTCTTGGAAAGCAACCCATGTTTTAATGCTGGCACCAGAATTGACGTTTCCAGAAGATTCAATTCATAGGATGCTGGCACGAGGTAGAGGAATAGTAGCAGTAAACTATCTGGTAGATTTTTCGACAAGGAAATTCGCTGCATACAAAGAAGAAGGATCGATTGTACCAGATGTGAGGCTACCAGAAACTGAAGAAGTTGAAGGGGTAGCATTGGGTATGTGCTTACTTAATATGCCCGTGTTCGATGTTCTGGAGATCCCATTCTTTGAATATAAGCAGATTGGGGAGACCCCAGCGTTTTATGAAGACTATATTGCATTTTGGGAACAAGTTAAAATGAAGAAGATACCTTGTGTTATTGACCATCAACTTTCTCAAGAAGTTAAGAGTCTGCACCACGGAGAATTATGGCATTAACAAATTATACTGAACTAAAAGCATCGGTTGCTGATTTTTTGAACAGGGCCGACTTAACCTCTGTAATACCTGATTTTATCACTATGACAGAGTCAGAGTTTAACAGAACTTTACGGGTTGGTAACATGGCACTCAGGTCACAAGCACCAATCACATCACAGTATGTAAAACTTCCGGTAGGATATATCGGTATGAGAAATATTGATTTACTCACTGACCCTGTAACACCTTTGTCATACAAAAATCTACAAAACTTAGATAGACACCGATCAAGTGACCCTACTGGGAAACCTTTGTATTACTCGGTTATGAAAAATAATATTGAGTTTGCTCCGGTACCGGACGGAGAGTATACGATTGAGATTGTATACTATCAAAAGATTCCACCTCTGTCAGCAAATCCAACAAACTGGTTATTAGACGATCATCCTGATGCTTATTTGTATGGTGCCCTGATGCATTCTGCTCCGTATCTGCAAGCAGACGAGAGGGCAGGTCTTTGGGCTGGGAAATATAACCAGATAATTCAGCAGATAATAAGTTCGGATGATAAAGCCAAATTTTCTGGCTCAACTCCATCAATTTCATTTACACCATTTGGATAAAACAACATGGCAGGATTCACAAATTACTTAGAAGATAAAATAATAAATCATCTGTTTGGGGATGCAACAGGAGTCGGTCAAGCTGACAATTATGTGGCTCCAACGACATGGTATGTAGGGTTGCAAACAGCTAGTCCTTCAGACTCAGCAGGAGGGACAGAAGTGTCTGGAGGAGGTTACGCTAGACAATCAGTAGCATGGAGTTTGCAAACAGGCGGAGTGGCTCAAGCATCGAATACATCAGCCTTGACATGGGATGCGGCAACTACGGACTGGGGGCAAGTTACACACGCTGGGGTTTATGATGCTGCTACGTCTGGGAATCTAATAGCATACGAAACCTTAACTAAAGCAGATTTTTCGACTGCTAACCCGAAAACTGTGAACACCGGAGATATTTTCAAGATCGACTCAGCTAATCTGAAAATTCAACTTGACTGATTATGCTATATTTTGGTTCAAGAAACTTTGGTCAGGCTAACTTTGGACAAGGGGTTGCCATTGCTACAGTTGACGAAGCACTTTCAACTTCTAGTATGGATGTCCACGGTTATAGACTTCTTGCCGACTGTACACTTGACCCAACGGCAACAACTAACATAGATGTTGCTGCTGGCATACAAAGAATGGGGCATCTCCAGATAACCCCAACTACGACTGTTATTATGTCAGGAGTTAAAATGGAGTGGGTTGCACGAGTTGATCTTGGAATTGCAAAAGGGACAGTGCCTACTTTTGGTTATATAGCATGGGACTCACAATACATTACTGATACAACATGGACAACTCAAGAAGTGGATTAAATTATGGCTAATACAACTAACTTTTCTATAGAGACCCCTACTGTCGGAGGCTACCGTAATACTTGGGGCGGAACCATAAACACAGGGTTAAGCCGTATTGATGAACTGCTGGCACTTGCTATGCCCATCGGCACAATTCAGATGTATCCAAAAACAACGGCACCTACTGCTACAGCAAACGGTGGCACATGGTTAGTTTGTGATGGTAGTACAAAAGTAAGAACAGATTATCCGGCTTTGCACACACTTCTTACAACTACTTACGGGGCTTACCCATCTGGCACTACATTTGTCCTCCCAGATTTACGAGCAAGAGTCCCCGTTGGTTATAATGCCAGCACTATTGGTTCTGGGGTAACAGTCCGTTCCGGCAGGGCAATAGCAACAACCTCTGGAGGAACTGAGGGGCATATTCTGACAACAGGAGAATTATCGGCTCATTCTCACTCAATACCAGCGACTACTCATGTCCACGCCATAACTGATGCCTCACACGCTCATGTTGGTGTACGAGCCGATGGAGGTGCTGGAACTGAAGATGCTTCCCTTTCGATCACGGATAATGGTCATTTCCACGATTTCCAGATAGTAGATGTTTGGGGGGGTTCAAATCAAGCAGATAACACTTATCAACCTCAAAAGGATGTTTCTAAAAAAGTCGAAAATAGGAGTACAACTACAAAAGTGACAGGGATTTCAATAGCCGACCACAAACATACTTTCAATACAAATTCCGTCCCAACTGGAATAACTGGTACAAATGCAAGTGTTATAGGCGTTACGTCAACTACTCCAGACACAGGAAGTAATGCCACCCACAATAATATGCAACCTTTCGTTGTAGTTAATTACATTATTTTAGCAAAACACCCTGATTTTACTTAATTATGTCAACAATAACTTATGCAGTCACAGTAGTCTCAGCAAAGTTCTTAATAGACGGTTCTGGGCCTTCTACGAAACTCACGTTCAGGGATGGAGACACTTATATATTTGACCAGAGTCATTCCTCAAATGCTGGACATATACTACAGTTTTCAATCACTGATAATAATTCTGGATCAGCAGAGTACACGACAGGGGTTACAAAGTTCGGAACGGCAGGTCAAGCTAATGCTAAGACAACTATTGTAACAAGTGCCAGCACAACAGATACATTGTATTATTATTCCTCCGGTGGAGGTACATACGGTTCGGAGTTCAGTAATTCAGGTTACGATACTTCGACAACTCACAATCTTTTGAAGCCAAAAGTTGGAGATGAGTCTAGTCTTGAGAAATGGGGGAACATGGTTAATCACACAACTGATCAAATCGATCAAGCACTAACTGCCACCGATGCTGGTGGCGTGGCAATGGCAATAGCTTTAGGATAGAAAAATGGCAAATACATTTAAGAACAGAACATTAAGAGCAGTAGGTACAGGTGCAACAGACGTAGGTGCAGTAGTCGGAGCAAGCACTCAAACAACTCTTATAGGTATGACAGTGGCAAATATAACTGCAGGAGTCATTTCTGTGACAGTCACTCTAGGAGACGGCACTAACACAACAAATATAGTTAAAACAGCACCAATCCCTACTGGTGGGTCGCTTGTAGTTTTAGGAGGTGACCAAAAAGTCGTTCTAATGACAGGTGATAAAATTACTGTAACATCAAACACTGCAAGTTCTGCAGACGTTATAATGAGTTTTCTGGAGATTACCTAATGGCTTACTTGGGAAGAAAATCAGCGGCAGCACCGTTAACATTAGCAGATTTACCGAGTACAGTTGCTTCGGATTCAGAAGTTGCCGTAGCTCAGACCAACATAGCACTACTAGCGTTTAAAACAGCAGTCAACGGTTCACTAGCAAAGTATTCTCTAGTAGATCAAGTAATAGATGAATATGCTCACGTTTCAGACACTTCTGGTATAGATGCATCTGCTTCTACAAATGAAGTTTTAACTGGTGGTTCATACGTTGGGGAGTCTGCCGGCACATA